GTGTAGGGCTATAAGCAAGAGGAACTTTCATCACACTAACTGTATTGTCAGAGTCATTCGTGTGTTTGATATTGATATTATTGAACAAAGTTCCAAAAGAAACAATTGTCCTCCTCAATATCTCGTGATAAAAATACTCAAACATTTGTCAGGAAAATATGATATACTATTTATGGTGTTCCGAATGGATTAGTTTCTGAGAAATCAAGAATCTCATCAGATGCAATTTCAATATTGTCATTGTCCGCATATGGATCTACAATATTGTCTCTATTAATCAATCTTACTTCATAAGAAGCGCCTGACAAGGAACCGACAAGTACATCTCCATTAACAAAAGATCCAGTAATATTTGATACTTCTAATGTATTAGTAGTGGAATCCCATTTTCTTACAAGACCTTTTGTGCCACTAATACTACCAGTCACAGTTTCATTATATTGATAATCTCCCGATCCTGAAGAATATGGTGAAGAAATTGTAACAGTTGGAGTTTGTGTATATCCAAGTCCAGCATTAGTGATGTAGATTGCTGTTACTATTCCTGTAGGACTAATGTAAGCTTTACCAGTCGCAGTAACACCAGTTCCAGGACCACTGAATGTAACTGTAGGTGGATTGGAATAACCACCTCCACCATTGGTAATGGTGATTGGACCAATTACACCATCACCGATTATTGTTGTTGCAGCAAATCCAGCACCACCTCCACCAACAACAACTACAGAAGGTGGAACTGTATATCCACATCCAGGATTAATCAGTTCAATACCTTGAACTTTAAAATTTTCCGCAAGACCGTTACAATCTATTAGATCTCCAATCAAAGTAGCAATTCCAACAGCCGTAGTTCCACCAACAGGTGCTGAAGAAAATGCCACTCTTGGTCTGGAAGTGTATCCATTACCTCTGTTGGAAATTTTTACAAATCTCACTCCACCTGTCGTGCAAATTCCACTGACAGTTGCAGAAGCTGTTACACCAGCACCTACTACAGTAAGAGTTTGGATATATCCTTCTCTTGAAACATTATCATCAATTTCATCTACTCCAGTATCAAGAACTTCATCTTCATATCTAAAGAGTTCACATCTCAGTTCATAAACATAAGTTTTTTGGAGTTGATAAAAAGGTTTCTCATGTTCTACAAATTTAATTTCAAACAATCTATCTCCAAGAGGAAACCAAATTAAGTCTCCTTCTTTTGGTCTTGTAGATAGTTTTACATCTGGAAGATTTTTTATTAATGGAGAGATATAAGTTTCAAATCTTTCCTTTGATATAATTAAATTTAAATCATTGAGTGGTTGAACGCCAAACTTTGATAGAATAGTTCCTTGACCCTCATATCCATCATAAGTATCCACATAAGCTTCTATTGGATATGCATTATCAAACTTTGATTCGATTACTTCTTTTATTACTGTCCTTTCAGTGACATATTTACGAGGCAAATAATAAACTTCTACTCCATACATACGGAGTTGTTCATTTACTAAATTCTGAATCAATGATTGCTCTGATTTTGATCCCTGAAGAAAAAATGGATTTAACATATCATCCAATCATGTCTAGAGGTGGAAGTTCATAAGTGTTGGACATTTTTTCCATAATCATATCAAGTTCTTTTTGTCCATCATCATAGATTTGTCTACCATTCAATTCAACACCACCAGGAAGTTTTACTCCTTGGAACTTCATTAAGTTTTGTCCCCACTGCTTTTTGATCAGAGCAGTCAAATACATCTTTAAGAATGAATCGTTCCAAACCCTAGAATAATCACTTGGATCTAGGGTCCTATAACAATCAATGATCAGGTATGTTCCCTCTTTAATAGAACCCCAATCAATGTCCAAATATAACCTATCTTGTCTCTTATTGAATCTAATTTGCTTCTGAGTTGTAAGTAAAAACTCAATATCTTGAAGATATGTCTTTACCATTGCATAAGTGAGAAGTTCAGTTGATCCCCAGTAGTAAATATCGTTGAGGAAAAGCTGATACTTCACACTAAACATATTATTAGTAAGGGTGTTTGTTCCGTCAAAGTGGAATATCTTATTAACACCAATAACTGAAGGTGGAATTTGAAGATAGTTGCCACCTTCATAAAAATTAAACTGAGTTGTCAATCCAACATTATGATCTACAGTTATTGTGCTGATACCAACTCCAGAAGTAGGTTGGGATTTGCCTCGGTTAACATCATCATCAGTAATCTTATATTTTAAAAATGTAGGATAAACTCCATCAAAATGCCTTTCTTGGAAGAATTGGACTGCATCATCTACCAAGTCTTCAATTTGTTCATCGGCGACATTTATTTCCAAAACTGGAGCACCCAGTTTCCTCTTGCAGTAATCAATTAACTCTTGTCTAGATGATGGTTGTGCCATTTATCCAATTACCCCTCAAGGTATTTATGGTGCTGATGATATTCCAGGAATTACCAAAACATTTCCACTTGCAATTCTATAGACTGTAGATCCAGAGCTTACAAGAATATCGTAGACATACCTCCCCTCTGATAAAGATCTTGTCTGAGTGGATCCAAGAGAAATATCAAACTTTCCTCCAGTAGCACTAGTAAATCCTACTGTAAGAGTTGCTGCTGCATAAGAAGAGGAACCAATAGAAACACTCTTGGCTATCTGCGATGATCCAGTCCACCCATTAAAATTGAAAGCAGATCCTGATGTAGTCTTTACAGTGAAACTATCTTTAAAAGTTGCTCCAGTGTTGATTACTAGATTTACTCCGTAAGCAACACCAGAGGTTGGATCAAAAGTAATTGAATGAGTTGCCATTAGAATTTAGATACAACTTCTTGCTGTTTGAGATATAACTTGATATAAGACTTTGCGTAGTTCTTAAGAACTTCAATATCATCTACACTATCTATATCTCTAGAAAGTTTCTCATATTCAAACATCTTATTGACATCCTCTAATTGTATTTGATCAGGATTCATTTTGATAAGTTCCTCAATAAGTCTTTGATTTCGCTTAAATCATTCTTTATACTATCAAGTTCACTCTCCAAGTTTTGTATTCTTTTTGACTCTTCTACTTTTCTTTTATAAGAATCAACATACTTTTTATAATTTTCATAATCAGTGTTTACAATCCCATTAGAGTAAGTATCTCTAACGAGATTGTTTTTATCTTTTACTTTTAAGTATTCCATATTATGGTGTTGGTTTAATAGTTGCAATAGCTCTCAATTGTTTTACCATTGGAGGTGTTGCTTGGTTTTCCGATGCCATTACAATTTTGATAGAGAATGCATCAAACTCTGGAAGATCATCTACAGTGTATTCATAATCTTTAAATGATCTATCTGAAGTTTGATCTACTTTTCTATCAGAGGAACCATCATTAAGAGATTCGTCAATAATTCTTCTAATTCCCTGACCATCAACTCTATAATTTGAATATCCTGGGAACAATTCATAGTTTTGTGAAACTTCAGGAGCATCAGTTCTAAAAAGTCTGTAAAGAACTCTAATATCATTTTGTGTGTTTCTGCTAGCACTTAATAGAACCTTCAATGAATTTGCTGGAATTTTCAATCTTACTGGTTTTGAAATGTAGATCGTTGAGTGATCATCATCAAAAAGACTTCTAGTATTATCAGTAGTTGCATAATTTGCATTTTCGCCAATTCCATTTGGATTATTGACTAAGTTACTCGTCAAAATAGTAGATGTCTTAATAGTATCAATAACTGGCGACACCAATGAATTCGTTGTTTCAAACACAAATTCCATAGTAAGAGACTTGGAACCTGGAGAATTTTGAATATTCCTCTCCTCATTTACTCTAGAACAAACAAGTCTTGGAGTAGGGAGATAGTTTATCTCACCAATTTCAATTGGTTGGAATCCAGAATCTGCGAAAGAATCTTCATTTCCACCAACACTAGTTCCAGTAAATGTTCTCAATCTACCATTCAAAGTAGTTCCTCCAGGAACAATATTGGCAAAAGTTGGGGTTATTGCTTCAAACTGTATATTACTGGTAATGTTAGTTCCGGATCTTCCTTTTTGGACAGTCTCTAAGAAATAAAGATCATTAGTTCTATCAACTCCAATACTAGTACCCTCAAAATCAGTTGCACCCATTTCAATCTTAATGTGATAGCTGTTCAATTCTGTTGGATGAACTGTTTGATCAACTAAAGAAAGATTATGAACCTTGTTAATTCTTCTTAAGGAAATACCATTAAACTCATATTTTTCTACTGGTGATCCAGCTGGGTAAGTAAACTGAGAAACTTGAGTTCCATCAACTCCTCTTTGTGAGATTGTAAGAGTATTCGCAGCTACACTAGTATATTCAAAAACTTCATATCCAATCAAAGCATATCCAGGATTTAATGCACTTACTGGCAATCCTTCAAAAATCTCAAATCCAGTAGAATCATCAAGAGTTACTGACAATCCTCCTTGTTCTAATTCTGTAATTGTATCTGCAAAATCCCCATCAAAAGTAGGTCTCATCTTAGATATTTGAACATAATTCTCTGGAGAATGCATTCCATGATTTGGTTGGTAAATCTTCATATGAAGACCAGTATTGTACTGATCAACATTGATACTTGAAATTGTGACTGATGGTCCAACAACAGTTGTAATTCCTGAAGAATTAATATAAGAGATTGTTGTTAAACCGACAGAGAAAGTTCCCTGAACATTATCAATAACAAAAGTATTATTGGATGCAATGGATGTTACTTGGAACTGAGCTCCAAATCCACTATTAAGACTTGAACTCTCTGGAATTGAAAGTATATCACCTAAAACATAGTTATTTCCTCCATTTGTAATGGTAATCGTAGAGACTTGTTGATTTCCATCAATAATTAGAGTAGCTTCAGCGCCAAAACCAACACCAGTCTGAGTTTGTAATGCAACACCAGTATATGTTCCTGTACTATAACCAGTACCAACATTAGTGACGGAGGCTCCAGTTCCTATAGTAATACTTCCACCAATAGCAACTAATGTTCCTGTTGCAGATCCTTGAACCAAAGATGCTCCAGGAACTACATTAGTAGAATCAAAACCAGTAGATCCGAGACCTACAACAATTTTTCTAGAAAGAGGTAATAGTTGATTAGCTCCTGTAACAGCTACCTTTTTATTTGATAATGCAAGATCTGGATTAAAGAATCTTACAAGACCCTGATCTACAAAATCTGCTCTATAAAGTTTGTATCTAAGATCTTCTAACTGAGCTGGAGACCAAGTTGATCCATTTTGAGATTTGAACAAACTTCCCAAAGTATACTGTTGAGAAACTTTAATTCCTGTGTAAATATCATTTTGTCCAAGTTCTGATATGAACACTCTATAATTTGGGCTTCCCGAGAGAAGAACCATAGCATACTCTGAGCTTTGTTGAGATCCAATAGGAGATTGTCTTGTCTGAATTTCTCTAGGTCCATTTAAGTAAACGGGAGATGGGAATCTAATCCTGGTTGGAATTGTTCCATCTGTAGATACATTTACTTGATCTGGTTCTAAAGTAACTTCGGAGAAGGGAACTGTCAAAGTGCTGGGAACGCCAGCAATCATTGGTCTGATTTGGAAAGTAACTGGAATAGAATCATCTTTTGTTTCGAAGAAAATATCACAAGATGTTATGAAAATACCAGAATCTTCCCGAACATAGAATGATTGTGCAAGGGGATCCCACAGTTCCCATTGACCACCACTACCAGGAACAAAATTAACATCAGAAGTTAATGTTGTTTTATTTGTGATGGTGGTTACATTTCTTACTCTTTCGGGAATAATTGTAATATCTCTAGTTGTTGTAATTGTCAATTCTTCAACATTTATGATTCCTGATGATGAATATTCTGCTTGTGCTGAACTTTCATTGATTCTGGAGTTGGCAATAAATTCGTCAAATATTTGATCAAGATTGTTTAGATCTGGTGTATCAATAACAGTAAATGTATTTTGACCATTAGTCCATTTTGGATTTCCAATAACTTTTGGATTTGGAATGAACAAGGATCCTAAAAGTCTTCCTGCACTATCTGAAACCAATCTTACTCTTGTAACTCTAGCGACCGCTCCTGAAGATGATCCAATAAGAGTCATCTCTGGTCTTACCAATCCAAAATATTCAGTTTCTGATGGCAACTGTAAAGCTCTAGTATCTACATTTAAGAAGGTAGATGACTCACTATAATCATCTGGGATTGACTGCTGAGTATATGGATTTAATGTAAAAATATCTGGTTTAGAAACAAGAATTGGATCCTGAGGAAGAACTTCGCCTGTAGTAAAGTCTACAACAGGAACTGGATTTGTTATTGATGGTGGATTTGATCCATCAAATGGACCAGTTTTGTGATTGGGTTTACAAACTCTAAAAGATACTTTGGTTTCAGTATCAAAAGGACCACTAGTTACTGTTTCTCCTATTTCAAATTTGCCAGAAATCATTTCAATTTCAACTAGTTTTGGAACTACATAGTTGCTTACATCTATACCCTCAAAGAAAGGATAAAATCTTGTAACAGGTCTCAATCCTCTTACATCAAATTCAATATTTCTACTTCTAACAAATCTTACAGGCTCTGTATAATTTGAAATTGAATTTGAAATTGTCTCTTCTGTTAATATTTCTGGTGGTATAATAACAGTTGATTGTGTAGTTTCTGTAGTTTCCTCAATATTATCTTCTACCGTAACAGTCCCCCTTGGATTAGAAAGATCAATATCGACTACCACAAATCCAGCAAAAGCGGGAACATTGTCTAATCTATTAAAGAAAGATCTTGCAGCATCTGGTGGAAGTATTCTACTTATAATATTTCTATCGTCTTGTGATACTTGACCATAATTAACTTCCAAACGTAATCTGTCTGTACCATCGTAAAAACCAATTTCACCTTGCCTATTGCTGCCACCAGCAGCTCTACGTTGTAACCTATTATTATCCAAATTGACAGGAACCCCACCAATTGTTTTTACATCAGAAAGAATATTTCTTACAGTTTCAATCCAAATGTTTGGATCAACTCCAAACTGAGCATTTGCCTCATCTTGACTAACCCTTTCATCAACCACAACATTTTCAGTTACTGTTACATTTTCGTCTGGAAGAATTTGAGTAAATTCATTTACAACCATATTATTAACAGTTCTAAATTCTTCTTCAATCCAAGAATCAATTGGTGGATTTAGTTGAATGATTCCTTCCCAATATCTAACCAAAAATGGAGTTACACTTTCTGTTTTTGTTGCATATGGTTGTTCATAATATAAGACTTCATTGTAATCAAGGGTAATCAAATCTCCAGTTTTTCTAATTCCTGGAGATCCAAGATCGGTAACGTAACTCTGATCAACATTTGGTTTAAATGTCTGACCTACTCCCAAAATAGCTTCGGAACCAAGTTGTAAATCAATTAGTGTGGTGTAATTTCTTGGTCTAAGAGCCCCTTTACTTGTATCTATTGCAGATCTAAATGAACGATTTGTGACATCTTGATATTCTTGGCTCATAAAGTTATCAACAAAGAATCCACACTTGAACCTATCTAAACCAGTTTCAGCATCTTTGATGACTAAGTTTTCAGTCTTAGTCTCCAACATTGTAAGAGTAGTATACTTTTCAAGCCTTTGAATTCTATCTTCAAGTTTAGAGATATCTGACATTCGATATCTCTTATGAATACTCATATCCACTGCAACATTTTTTACGTTATATGTGTAAGGTGGAACATATATAGTTGCAATGTCCAAAGTATTTGATTTATTCTTTGGAATAATCGGAATATTATCTGGTTCACCTTGAATAATCTCAAACAATCCATCAGTTCTTAGGATAACTTTATCAATTCTTCCAACATAATAAGTGTAATTTAATGTAATATTTTCTCCTGGAGCAAGAATATATTCTGAGTATTGGCCATCAACATCAAAGTTTCTTGAGTCAAACTCAAATGGAGATCTAGTTGATGAATTAAAAGAACCAACTCTAGGCCTTATATCAACAAAATCAGTTAATCTTACATTCCCATAATAAGAAACATCATACTTAAAGTTTTCTTGGCTATAACTATTAACTGTTATAAATTCTCCAGTGTCCGAAGGATCGATTGTATAGTTTTGGAATATAACTCTTAGTTTTCCTTTTGGTTCGGCAACGTTTCTTTTTCTTACAATTCTTGAATAATCATAATATGTTGATCTTTGTCCATCATCAAGAGAATAATTATTGGAAATATTTTTGCTTCCTCTTAACTTAGAATTAACAACAGCTTGAGTGGATGATTCTTTACCAATAATAGCCTCACCAATACTAAAATTAAAAGTGTTTAGATTTACATATTCCAACTTATTGGAATCTACCTTATTAATTACAATAGCTACGGCACCAGATGACTGTCCTTTTATTTGCTCTCCAACAATAAAATCAGCATTGCTGTTTGATGGTCCACTAAAACCACTTAGAGTTAAGTTTGGAAGAACAGGATCCGAAATATCCTCAGATTCAAAAATAGCTAAAAATCTAACAGCGTCCGGAACACCAAGACTTATTTGTTTGTCCTGAACCCTTGTTCCATAGATTGGACTATAAGTAAGTCCATCATTAAGAGTTGTGGATCCAATTCCGGAAGAAGTCAGTTTTGAATTAGAAATTATGACTGAGGAAGTTTTATTGAATTTCTTTGACTTTGAACTTGCTCCTGTATTTTTTACTGTAGCAATAATTTCATAATTTCCCGAAGACTTGGAAAGATTTGAAAGTGTTACTGTTTTTCCTGTAGTTTCCAATAAAAATTGATCACGTCTTAAAGGTTCATAATTTCCATCTGGATATGAGAGAACATATCTATCTTCATCAAATGATTCAAAGAAAATGTCAGTGTCTTCTGATGGAATTGTTACTGAAATTGTATTACTTGAGAAAGATCCCGTGAAAGTTCTTCTTTGAATTACTTCATTTTCAGCAAAATCTAAGGTGGCGATATTTTTATCACCAAGTCTTGTCATTAAAGACTTAGTTCCTGAAATATTAGATTCAATTTTTACAATATTTGTTACATTTTGATTGATGTTTGATAAAGCCCCATTACAAACACCAGTTACTGTAGTAATACCCTGAACCTCAAAGAAAGTTCCACCAAGACTCACATTAGTTACTTTATTGTAAATTGGGTCACTTCCAAATGAAGAGTATGAAATAATATCTCCCGGTTTTATCAATTTTACAAAATTCTTATCTAATCCCGCAGAAACAGTGCTAATTCCACTACTAGAAGCGGTTATATTAAAAGTTGATCCCGGACTTGCAATGTATGATTTTTTACTTAATAATAAGTCAGCATTAAATGTAGATATTCCTGTTTGAGAATATATTGATTTAATATCTCTGATTGAGTAGTCTGTTACAGAGTTAATCAATCGAGAATCGTCAATTCCATTTATAGAAATGGGCTCGTTTTCTAAAAATTTACCACTAACTTGATATAATGTTAAAGAATCTACTCCTGCATCAGTATTTGATACTAAATATCCCGAAGCATTACTTCTCTTTCCTTCAATAAAGGCTGGAGTTGATAGTGTACTTGTAAATGAGGTTGTTAACCCAATAGTGGTATAAGTTTGAATATCAAACAATCTTAATTCAAACCTACTTGTATTATCAACATAACTAGTCTCTGGAATAAAGTCATAGACTCTAGCGTATCCAATTGTTGTTCCAGCTGCGATATAAGCATCGGAACCAATTCTAGAATCCATCAAACTGACCACGGAATCAGTTCCCAATCCTGGATTTACTGATCCATAAACATTATTAACGATGCACAAAGATCCTGAATTGTAAGATACTGACTGAGTATCTGATTTTTTGGTTGTTCTTGCTTTCGGAACATCCAATAAGGTTGCAGCTATAGTTTCAACATCAAATCCTTGAACATATGCTTTTCCTGGTCCAATTTCATAGACCATTAAATCTTCTGATGGAATATTTCCTTGAGCTGTTCTTTGATTCTCAAAAAACATCCCATCAGAAAGAGTTTTATCGTTTAAAGAATCTCTTACAAAAAGTGTAAATGGTTTTACGAAATAATCTCCAGATTCATCATAAGTTCTTCTAGCTAATTGTTCTCTTAAAATATTATACTGTGGGTTTTCATCAAAAAACTGAGGAATACCTCCTTGAACTCTTAAAATTTCAACAAAAGAATCAGTTTGATTATCATCAATTTCTTTCTTCGATAATACCAGTTCCAACTTAAATCTGTCCGCACCAGGAGCTGCATAATTAGAGAATCCCTGAGCATTGTCAAAAAGTGTTGGATCTTCATAAGCATTTACAATACTTTCCAGAACATCAAATCCAACCTTATATGAAGGATTAATGCCATATTGATCTAACAAAATAGTCTGTTCACCAACTCTAGCAAAAGTTCCTCTTACAAAGTAAATACCAGGAGCTACAGAAACTGCTGAACCTTCAGCAGTTGCATTCTGTGCAAGTGTGTTTGCAAATCCTTGTCCAGCTTGTATTGTTGACTGTCCATAAGTTACAGGAGTTTCCAATAAAAGAGTTTCACCATCACTAAAAATCTTTACATCAAAATCTTCACCTCCACTTTGAAGATATTTAATATAAAGAGTATAGTTACCTCTTTCAGAATCAGTGTTAGTTAAAAGATATACTACTTCAGCAGTTACTCCACTACTTTGTCCTCTAATTTTTGATCCTAAAAGCTGATCAAAATATAATGAAATAGGAGCTCCATTATAGACAGGTTCAATTTGAATAGCATATAATGGTGATTCATATTTTAATTGCCCAGGAATTACAACAGATCCCTCTTTAAAAATATGAGTACCAAATCTTTCAATCTGAGTTTGATTGATTGACTGAATTGTATTCAGTTCTCTAGCCTGGATCGGATATCCCGGTTTAAAAAGAACTTTATAATAATCTTTTTGGGGATCAAAATCGTCAAAGTATGGTGAGACGTTGAGATTAGTTTCCTGTGGCATAATTCTTTAGAATTGCAAAATGACTTTGATATCTTCTTTTTGATTAGATGATCTGGTTATCGAAGGTCTATTATCGACGTAAATGATATTTCCAGAATATTTTTTAACTTCTGGATTAGACACACCAGATTCGAAGGATTGACCCAAGTAGTATGTTCTATTATTTATTACTGTTGATATACCTGTGAAGTTTGTATCAATAGATAAAGAGCTTGCTGTTCCTACGATTGCCGTAGTTCCACCTGTACTAATATTGGAAGTAAATCTATTGAGACTGAATCCATAAGTTGGATTTGTTTTAGCAGTTCCATCTGTATTAAATCCAACAAGAGATTTATCTTGCCAATATTTCAAGACACCCGTATTTTGATCATAAGAAATTACTCTACCAACAGCTGTAGATCCTACACCGATTGTTTGAATAATTTGACTGTCTGTGGGGAAAAATGCTGATTGAAAATTACCGGATAATTTTATTGCACCAACTGCACTTGCTTTATCTAAAGTTAAAATTGAAGATGAGTTGTATGCTTCTGGATTTTCTACAATTCCAACTCTTGCAATTTGATTTCCAGTGATAAAATCTGGGTTTTCTATATCATTCTCAATTCTAGAATAAACAATTACGTTATACGCACCAAGTTCTCTATAGATATCAGCTCCGTGACCACCTTGAGGAGGAATAATAACATCAAATGATGGAGATATAGAACCAGAAGGCACATTACCATCAACAATATCTACAGTTCCATAAGTATATCCCGATCCCCCTTTAGAAATTGTTACTGACTCGACTTTTGAATCGTTATTAATTGTGATCGTACATTCAGCTCCAGTACCATCACCTTTAATAGGAACTCTTGTATAAGTTTGATTAGCAGTTCCAAGACCAACACCACGATTAGTTATCGTTACAATCTTCAACTGTCCACTGGTAGATGAATTATTTCTAACAGCAGCATTTTCTGTACTTGTTTCCCAGTTTTTAGGAACAGGAATAAAATTAACAGAATCAAACTTAATGATATCACTTGGTTTAATAGTATAGAGATATTTCCAAATATAACCATCACCACTACTTCCAGCAGATCTTGGTTCTAAGTCAACAAAAGTAGGTTCATCTAGTGATGGTCTACCTTCTGGATTTTCGGGTGAAGTTCCATTATTCAGACAAATGTAAACTCTGAAATCACTATTGATCACATAATAATTTGCGGAATATAAACTAGTTGATCCAGAAGGTCTGGAAGTTCTATTTCTACTGATATCATGACGATACATATCATAAGTAATTCCAGACTGCCAAGTGACCTTACGGACAACTTGCTTTACATCGTCTTCTCCAATTTTTTTGAGAGCAATCATTGTGTCCCAATAATCATTCTCTTGATCAAAATTGTCTATCGGGGCAGGAGGGAGTACATCCCAAGTTGGAGAAAAATCTGTTGCATTAGGAAGAGCCACAAAGGAATAATAAGAATTCTCAGAAGAAGTTGCCGCAGAGACAAAGTTCTTAGCATTTAGTATTCTTAATTGGTCAGTTATAATTGCAGACATTTTATGAGTTTTTTATCTATTTATGAAACGTAATTGCGGTATTTGAGTGGATTATACCTTTGAACAGTAGGTGAAGTCGATACTCCAATCAATCCATTATTGTAGGAATTGAATTCTTTACCATCAATTCTTATAAAATCATGAATTCTTCCCCAACTATACTCACCATAGAAAGAACTATATCCAATACCGGACAACCCATTATAATCATCAACCCGTACTGTTACTTTTGCGACATAAGTTAAACCAATACCTAAGACATCAGTTTGTCCGATAGAAACAGATGCAACTTCATATACGTTATCAATAAATGTAGAACCAATACTTAGAGTAGCTCCACTTGGATAAATTGAAGTTAATCCATTTCCAACATTAGAGTTGAAGACTACGAAGTAATAACCAGTCTGTATTCCACTAATACCCGTAGTTGCAATTCCCACATTATTAATTGCGGTGTCTCTTAAGAATGAATTTTGTGGAATAAAGAGATCAAACACAACTCCATTAAAACCAAATCCAACTGTAGTTTGGGCAATTCCCGTGATTACTCCAAAATCACCATCATAAGAAACAGTATCAATGACCTCTCTAGTAACTTCGGGAGAAGATATGAGAACAATAGGTGGATTTGTGGTTGTATATCCAGTTCCTGGGTTAATAATACTTATCGAAGAAACTGTTCCACCAACAGATATTGTTGATGTTGCAGATGCTCTTTGAGTGGTTCCAAGTCCTACAGGATTTTCAATGATTACAACAGGATTTGTTGAATAACCAACTCCACCATCAGAAATAATAATCGATGATATAGTTCCTGCAACTGAAACAACAGCAGTAGCTGCAGCTGCAACTAAATGATCTTGTGAAGTAATTACAATCTTTTTCTGAGGTATCTCAGTTGTTCCATCTTGTAAATATTCATCAGCACTATCAAAGAATGTTTTAACACTCTCCACAAAGATTTGAGTTGATCCTACACTTACACTTTGAATAATATTTGATGTTGGATTGATCAATGGTTCATAAAGAATTCTATCCTTAGAAATTTTCTGACCATTAATAATCTTATCTTCAGTTTGCCTGCACCAAATTACAGGTCTTGATAAAGTTTCATCTTGAGTGATTCCTGGACCAGGATAAACATTAGTTTCAGCAACATCTGTAGATATGATATCGGTTACAAGTCTAGAATTTTCTTTTAGACTTCCAATATCACTATTAATTCTTAAAGTATCACCCTCTTTTACAGTTTCCAGTATATCAACATTTACAGTATCAACAGATCCAGTTCCTCTATAGAATAGAATCTTCGAGAAGTCTCCTTCTTTTGGTGCCTCATTAAATGTTATAATACTTCCACCATTGAAGGTATAAGAAGCATCAGGAACCTGTAAAACATCATTAATGAATATTAAAAGATTTGATTTTACTTCAATATTAGAACCCTTTTTAGCTCTAATAGTTGTCTGTTCACCATTAATCTTAATCGGGAAAGTCTTTCTTTGACCATCGAAAAGAGAATCTATCGGATCAATAACTTGAAGATCTCCAACAGTCCATCCAGTAAATTCATCTGTAAAGGTTCTATCCACAGAAATTTGGAATTCATTAAATGGTAATGAAGTATCTGTTGGAATTCCAGTTGTTCCACCAATTGCAACTGTTAGAATTTCACCTTGACCATATCCATAACCAGTGTTTCTAATTTCAAAAGAAATTACACTGGATCCCTGTCCAACCACAATATCAGCGACCGCACCAGTTCCAATTCCACTAGAAACAGAACTATAAATCAGAGGAATATTTGAATAAGAAAGAGGATCATCAAAAATAACAATTGGAGGATTTGTAGAAGTATAACCAGTTCCTGGATTTGTGATTGCGATCCCAGTTACATGGCCATCGACTATGATTGCAGTTCCGACATATGTGATGTTTGGAGTTGCAGTACTAGACGTTGCTACTCCAACATTTACGGTTTGGATACCAGATCTATAACCAGATCCACTATTTCCAATACTAATCTGTGAGATTGTTCCTGCAATAGAGACTGTTGCAGTTCCTCCTGCAGATACTAGAGGTTGATATCCAAAACCAGCAGTTGATCCAACAGAAACTATTACTCCACCAAGAGGGATATTGCTGGTATTAATATCATATGAAGATGAAGTTGCAGTTCCAGTAAATGTTATTGAAGTAATTCCAGTGTTTTCTGAGAGATCATAGTCTCCTACAATTTGAACAGATCCAGGTCTTGATGGTCCTTGGAAAATATCATTGATTAGAACAATTGCATTACTTGTTGAGAATCCTGCAATATTAGATCCATTGGATTTTAAAGTAAATGTATTATTAGTTCCGTTAAAGCCCGAGGAAATGTCATCGAAAATGTAATTGTATGAGTAAGGCTCAGAGTCGCCATTTACAAATCCAGACCTAATGAATGATCTTCCAGTAAAAGTAGAACGAGTTTCAATGCCAACAAAATCCCTACTATCTGGTGGATTGGTTACAGATCCAATTGGAGTTAATCCATATGGAGCATGTACAAAATTAATAATATTATCTACGATGTTATAATCACCCTTAACTTTTGTTACTAAAGAGTGAGCTGGGTGAGTTGATATTCCCGTACCCATCCATGGTCTTTGAACTAATACCTTATTAGTTCCACCAATTCCAACTGAATTGATTCTCATAATCTCATTACCAATCTTTATCAAATCTCCACCAAAGAAAGATGTAATTCCAGATAAAGTGATTATACTATCAAAAATACCAATAGAACTTGATGCTTTGGATGTTATTGCAGTTGCAACAATTGGAGATTGAATTAAATTGTCAATTCCTATAATAACTCTTGAATTTTGATTAGTTGAAACAAATCTATGAGAAGTTCCAATTCCAACATGAGTAATATCTAATACATTAGGTGGATTTCTAAGAGCATCTGAGGCAGAAGCAGCAACTCTAACGTTAAAATCATTACTCTTAACGATGTAAACCGAAGATGGTAATTTATCAGTCGAACCTATTCCAGTAATATTTGTCGTTGCAATTCCAATAGCTGAAGTTGTTCCCGCTCCAGCGTAAGAATATAGTACTTTTTCACCAGTTACAAAGAAATTCTCTGGTATTGTAATTGTATTGTTAGTAATATCGACGATATCAGAATCACCACCATCAAAATATCTTTCAAAAATTGGTTTATTTTTGTGAGTTAAATTAAACTCTCTTCTAATATCAGTTTCAGCTCCTATATAGAAACCATATCCTGTTCTAATAAAAGCGTTTGTAAAATCGATAGTTCTATCAGGAATTTCTGAGTCAACTAAACCAATTGAATTCTGGTAAACTCTAACTTCAACATCAGTATCTGCATTCGCAGTGAATGTTAAATCTACAGTACCTGAAGGTCTTACGGTTGCACCTATGGATCCAATCGATGATCCAGTTTGCATGATTCCAAATTCCACAACGTAAGCATCAATATCGTCATCAACAACAACAACTTCAGAAACTTGATATTGATTATTTGTCAAGTCCTCAATACTTACGATATAATAAGATCCTTCATATGTTGAAGAATAAGATGATATTGTGGTAATTCCTGGGGTTGGAGTTGATGATATTGAAACATAACTTGATTCGATTCGTGAATTGTTGAATATTTCTGTACCCACTCCAACAGAGTCTGTACTTGATATTGATACTCTAACAGAATTCACATTAAATTGAACAGGAGTTGTATCATATGGAATTAGATCAATATTAATATTTGATCCAGAGTAGTATGCGTGATAGGTTCCAACCCCCAAAGATGAATATGGGTACAAATTAGCAGTATTGAGTTGGCCATAATCTTGAATCATAATGTCTGTTCCATCATGAAGTAATGTAATCTCATCAAACTCATTATATGAAGAATCAGTAGCTCCAATTTGAACTAGGACTTTGGAAGATCTATAAGTTGATGCAATTCCAACAATAGTTGTTGCTGATGAAGTACCTGATGGAATAACGGTAGTTGCGGATCCTACAAAAACGGAATCTCCAAGATCTGTCGATCCAATAGAAACTATTGTGTCTCTAATATCAATAGAGATAGTATTGACATCATAGTCATTAATAGCAGATTTGGTTGGATAGAAGAGAAGATTACCTTCTGATCCACTTATATTAAAATCAAAAGATCCTAAATTATCATAGCTGCTGCTATCTCCATATTGGTTGACATATCCATTAGAACCATCATGAATAAGAGAAACTAAAGATACTTGAACTTCGGATGTAAATCTTCTATCTTTGATAAATGTTAAGAATTTAAGAGATCTTGAATCTAGTCCAAAAGTATCAACAATACTAAATCTAGTGAATCTAGGATTGCTGTTAAATTCATCACTAATATCATCTATCAAAAGAACTCTGTTACCAACAGATTCAATATAATCCTGAAGAACTCTCGTTCCAAAAATTATTTCATCTGACTTAACATTTTCATCAATAGTAAAATTATTTTCAGTTACTAAATCAAAATCATTGACGCAATTTAAGTCAATAAATGTGGAAAAGTCAGCTACACCAGTGACATCTCCAAAATTTTGATCGGTGTTAATGCCAGATATAGTGGGAGAAGACTCTATGACCAAATCACTAAATTTCTTGAATCCTGCAGTATGGTTGAGATTATTTACTGGATTTTTCCAAGTGTCAAAAGGAATCTGTGATCTGAGGGAATATGAGAAATATTGATAGTAGTCATTATCAGGAACTCTTTGGAATTGGTTATCTAAGAAACCTGTTTCCTTTTTCCAACCCTTTACTACTGTAGATCCTGATCCAACAACATAAGTTGCTTTAGTCTCAACCGCGTTTGAAATTAATCCTCTAGAAGTAGAAGTTCTACCAGTGATTACATTTCCAGAAGTAAAGGTATCAGAAGTTGAAACTTTTAAAGTTTCAGTAATTTCATTCCAATCTACAACAATTCCAACAGCATCATTTGCAAATACCTCTTCTCCCTTATTAAATGTGTTCTTTTCTAGGGAAATATCAAATATTGGGAAATGTTTTTGTGGTATAATTCTTCCCGAAGAAATTACTGGATTGAAAGTTCCAGGAACTTCTCCATCAATTAAATAATTTGATAAGTTATATGATACAGTAGCTCCAACACCACCAATATTGGGATCAGTATTGACTATTGTGAATAGTGTATAGTTGTAACTTGAAGAGTTATAACCTCTTGCAGTTGTTGCAATACCGACACTTGTATTTTCTATAAGAACTTTATCTCCAATATTAAATGGGAAATCTTCTGGATCACTAAAACTGGATCCTAAAGTAACAACAACATCTTTGGAAGATGGGATAAATTGGATTGAACTAATACTAATTCCGTTACTATTATTTACTGGAATAATAGTCGGTGTTACATTGTTGATTGACTTTGTATTCTTAAGAACATCAACAGTTCTATCCTCAAGATTATATCTTAGATCAATATCGGATACTATATTATTTGTCAGACCATCTATAAGAATTAAATCAGGAGCTACTGAATAATTTCTTCCAACAGAAGATACTCCAATTGACTTGATTGATGATTGGGGAACAATCTTCAATTTGTCTGGTAATTTTGATGTAGGTCTTAATGAATAATCACTAGAGTAATTAAACCCAATATCATCTATACTTGTTTTTAAAACTTTTCCAATGTTATTTGTAGATACTTCTAAAATTTCACCGGATCCAAAATCTGATGTTATGCTATCAACTTCCGGTAAAGATGACAAATTAAGTCCTTCATAATTTATCTTTATTGAATTAATTTCACCAAATGCATTTAATGAATTTGTAGTATATGAGATAGTTGAATTTGAAGAATCGTAGTCAAGTTTTTCTGGAGTTTCTGGTAAGATATATGTAAACGTGTTTGAAGTTACCTCATACACAGACTGTGATCCACTATAAAAACTTGGAACAATATCAATGGTGTTATAATTAACAACTTCATTATCTACTACAATTTCTCTTTTTACTGAAGGAACTACACTTAAATTTGTTGGAGTTAATTTGTAATAAATTTTTCTTGGAGTAGAATCGTTTAATCTTAGTACTACATTTGCATTTGGATCAATACCAACTTTTCCATTTCTTTGTATTTCAACATTATTAGTATTTGTGAATTCAAATTCATATTTGAAGTCTGGATCAGTATAGAAATTTAAATTAAAAGCAGAATAAAGAACTCCATTATTTGTAAATGAAAGTGTTGGACTTGATACGTCAAAAATTAAAGTATTTTTATTTGTAAGTTCAACTAATGGATTTACTGGAGAAATAGATCCAGAAGAAGCAGAAGTGATGTTTATTTCATTTCTTTCAATTCTTGAAGAATAATAAAAACTATCTGATAATTTAATAGTATTTTTATCTACAACTATTACATAGTAGATTGACTCATTCGATAATCCACCAGCTGGTGAAGTTGAAGTATAAATTACCTTTTGGCTAGTGTATAATCCATGATTTTCTATGGTGATAGTATTTCTCGCAGTATCTACATCTAAATTAGAAAAATCTAATTTATTGATGATAGATCTTCTGTTATGATCATTATATGATATTGAAACTTGAGTGGAAATCCCTGAAATTACATTTAAGAAAATAGAATCACCAGTTCTAAGTCCGTGAGTTGATGCAGTAGAAACAGTTACTTCATTTCTAGTAACACTACCTCTTAAAATATTTTCATTGTTTGTAGTAAAACTATGAATTTCACCAGAACCAAAATTATTAAAGTATAAAAGATCAGCCGAAGTAGATATTCCAGAATAAGATCCTATGCTATTCAGTCCTACACGATAAGAACTAATACCAATTAGATCTGAAGTTATTCTAGTTGCATAAAAAATTGAATTATCCGAAACTTGATATGAAGAAATTCCATCTGTCGATATCGAGATTTGAGTTCCTCCATTGGATGAATAAATTAGTTCATCCCCAGATATTAGTTGATGATTTGGTAAATAAATTGACCTTGTTGGAATAGAAATTTGAGTAATTCCAGCTCCAGGATTTGAGAATGATAATGTTGAAGTAATTCCTGGACCAGAAATTGTTCCAATTCCTATTGATTCCTCTGGATCAAAATAAATTTCTCTATTTTCTCTATCACTATAATCATTCTGTATATTTAAATTTAAATATAACTTCCTAGAAATTTCAGTTAGAGCTATTCCTGCAGAATAAGAAGAAATTCCACTTACATTATCAATATTCCTAAGAACTCTTATTCTGGAAGATGTTGGATCAATATTTAATACTTTTACCTTTTCTGTTAATATTTGATAAAAATCATTTTCTCTTATAACATCTTCAGAAAGATTACCAGAAACATTAAAATAAGTGACTAATCCGGTATAGCTTATTGATCCTATTCCGGAGAACACAACTAAACGATTTAGTGGGTTAGATACTCCAGAAACTTGTGGATTTTCCAGATCAGATGAGAATCTAAAAATATCAACATCAGTAAAGTTATTGGTAGAAGTTGAAAGACCAACATATCTACTACCATTTTTTTTATAAAATTCTAAGTTTGTTAACTCTGAAGTCGCAACACTAACAGAAGTTACTGATTTTCCTTTAATTGATGAAACTTTTCCAGTTGGTCTTATTGATGACAAATCACTTTGATTAAAGACTATTGAATCATTGATTTGATAATTTTGACCACCAGTTAATATTCCAACCGAACTTATAGTTCCCTTAGTTACAGATTTTACATGAGAGATTTGTTCTCTTATATTATTGGGATTATCTAAGAACTTATATCCACTATTAGATTTTGTTATATTATATGGTGTAGTATTACGAATCCAGTTAGTTTCATTTATATTAATATCTGATTGATTTGATGATTTTGAGAAATTAAATCTTTCTGGTTTGGATTTGTAAGTATTTCCGACAAAGTATGGAAATACTGGTGATTTATAATTTTCAAAAGGACCAACAGAATCTACCTGACCATCACTAATAGTAGTAAAGTAAGCATAAACACCCTCTGGATATTCTGGAGTTACACAGAATCTTCCATTATGTTCGTCCAGATCTCCACTGCCAAAAAATTCATAGTCCTCAATAAAGAATCCAGCTGGATATAAAGATGTACTGGGCCTATTTGGTTTCAGTTTTAACTGATAACCTGAAACCATAGACCTTACAGAACCTCCAGTTATGGAAGTAAAACCATATGGACCATAGATTGGATTTCCATCATAAGCCCACCCAATAATAGGAGAGTGTGCATTAGAAACTACTTCTTTGCCATTAACTATTTGTAAATCTGGTTGATAAAAAATTTGACCATCTCTAAATCTTGATCCAAGAACTGAAGATCTTAATTTTCTTGGAGAATACAAGTGGAAATATTGTACCCCAAAACCAGAAAGACTATCTTCAATAATTCCATCATCTTCGGTAATTTGATTTGTTTGAACGAATCTACCAAATAGATTGATCTTCCAAGATTTAGCATTGGATTCAAATTTGGCAGAAGATCCTGCAGGTATGACATCAATACTAGTGTCTGAACTTAGATATCCAAGACCACCAAACACTATATTTACAGATAAAATAGATCCTTCTGAAATTACAGGAACTAATACAGCTCCAGAACCACTTCCATTGACAACTATTGTTGGTGGTGAATTATAATTGATTCCTGGGTTATTAATGATAACATCAACAATAGATCCATTATTAATTACTGGAGTTATTTGAGCTCCCTCTCCTCTCAATAGAAGAAA